CGAGCAATCAACAGAGTGTCCCCCGGCTCTACAGTAGTCTGGGCGCGAGAGATTGGTATCTTCACGCCGGACAACTCTTCAAGAATCCGAGCCGTTTCAGGGTAGCCGATATACGACTCGAACGGCCCGGCTTGAAGATAGCGCGCGAACTCGTACGGCCCGCACGAGCGGCAATCATAGACGCAATCGAGATTGGGCATCATTGCGCTATTTAGTAATTTCTTCATAGGTCAGCCCGTATCTCTGGTCTTGCTCCGTAACTGCCACCACCGTTTGGCCGTTCCCGCGGCCATTGAATTCCACCAGCGCGTACAGCGGGCCATCCTCGCTCTCTGATGCGATCGCCACGGAGCCGCAAGGTAAACCCAATCGCTCTTCAACGTTGTGGGCAATAAATCCGTTGTTATAATCCGCGTGTTTCATCTCTCACCTCGCCCACTATCGCGGGCATTAGCTGCGTTGATTTCCAGAGCCTCAATCGCTCCCGAAAGCTCTCCACGCAGGAGAGCAATCGGCAATGATTGATTACTCGATTACTGGCAGTCCCATAAACTGCCGCGCCCTAGCGGACACCGCAGGCATTGATTCATCACTCAAAGCCTTGTCTATTTCCTCGGGCGAGTCAAAAGCCTTGCCCAACGGGCTATTCCAAATGTCCGCGATAATATCTTGCCGCAGCGCGGGATTCTGATTCTCTTCTGCGACTTGATTGATAATTTTGTCCATGTTCTTTTCCTCCGTATTAAATGGGGCGGCGAGCGCCCCGTGGGATGCTACTTGATTGCTCGGTAAATAATCCCGCCGCTCTCGAACGAATCGAAACGCGGCGCCGGGTTGACCGAAGCGCCAACCAATTTCGCGGCGGCTTCGTCGCACTGGCGCGCCAGGCTATGCGCGGCTTTGTGCGCGTGAGGCGACCACGCGCATCGGCGAATCTCCTGAGAGAGGCAAGTGAGCGCCAAGCTTTTGTCTTCGGCGTTGCCTTTGCCGCTCAAAATCTGAGCTTTCTTGTTTTCAAAATCAGAAACTTTCATTTCTTCCTCCGTTAGTACCCGCGCTCGTCGCCCGCAACGTCACGAATCCGCCAGTCGTTGCCCTCGTCGTCAACGCCGGGGATTTCGGTCGATTGCTTGGCGGTCTGCGCGGGTGTGAGTGATTGAGTTGCTTGAAATTGGCGAATAGCGTCCTTAACGACCGAAGCGTTACGGTCGGCTTTCACGTCAATCGTTCCGTCAGGCAGAAAGGCGACGAAGCCGTTATCAATCCAGCCCTTTTTCGCCTGCGTGTTGTATTTGAGATACAAGCGCACAGCGTTTTCTTTTGTCCACAGTCTCGCGCCGTGATTGTCGTCCGCGTTGATAATTTCCGCGATTGCCTCAGCCGCTTCGATTCGGTTCGCCATTTTCTTTCCTCCGTTATCGCGCGGCGTAACTGCCGCTGTTGTGAGTTAAAAACCAGCGCCTTTCAACCAGTTGCCGTCGTTGACGGCGCTGATAATTGAATACGTCCAGTCTTGGTTGAACCTGGCCGCGAATTGCGCGTCCTGCTTCCGCAGCAATTCGGCGGTGTAATAGAAAAGATTACTGCGATTATCAATCACCCACTTGGCGCTTTGCAGTTTGTTCGCCAGTGTGTTGCGAACAGTTTTCACGAACGCAATCTGCTCACCGTAAAGCTTCTGGCTGACTTCGCTGCGCTGTTCTTTCGGCGGAATTGGGGCGAGCATTTTATCGAGGCGGGCAATTTCCTTTTCAACCAGGGCTGCCGCCCATTTGATTTGCTCCGGTGTGCCTTTTGTGATTGCGTTCACTTCTTTTCCTCCGTTATCGCGCTACTTTATTGCCGCTTGCGATGGTGGGAGAATATCAGAATCTATAGATTAGTCAAGGACTATTTTATAGTTTTGTCAAAAAAAAATAGGGGCCGATCTCTCAGCCCCTATCAAAATGGAGGATTCGCCAAACAACATCAGTGAAAGCCCTTTCTCCCGACTCCAACGATTTTGCCAGGCTGTACGCCACCCTGAAACTCAGCCATCAATTCAGCCTGTATGCGGGCGTTATCTCTCATGGCGTCTTTCGCTCTGGTCTTATTGTCTTCGATTCGTCTTCTCAGGTTTTGCTCAAACTCGGCCATGTCGTTGTTGTCAAGCGTGTATTGCTGATCGTTGTCGAGAGTGAAAACCCAATCGTCGTTTTCGTCTTGCTCGATGTCCGTGATCGCCGCCAGGGCAATCGCGGCTTTGCCTCCCTGGATCGGAATCAGGTTTAAAGTTTGCGTGATAAACTCAAAGTCGAAAGACAGACCGGGCATGACTTCGGGTTCGATTACTGTCAGTTCAGGTTTATTGCTCTCGCTCATTCTCTTCAGTCTCCTTTCTTCGTGAAAAATCCATGATTACGAAATCACCAACAACAGTAGGCATGTGACAGCAATAGCCGTCGTTCAACATGTTTTCGATTGTTCTCTCAATGCTGTCAATTGAGGCTATTCCTAGACTGTCTTTAAATCGAAAGATTCTGATCTTATGCTCGCTCTTCGGAGGCATAGTAAAAGCCATTGGCGGCTTGATTGACTCGAAGTATTGAATCAGTGGTTTCAGAAGCGCGAGCATCGGATTATCCATAAGCGTCTCCGGGTCAAGTTCGGGGAATGGATAGCCGGCTGAATCGAAAACGCCGTCAGTCTCAAGCCTGATCGGTTCGCTTGGGGGTTCTTCTTCGAGTGATCGCCCCATGTTTAATCGCTCGTCTATTTTTGACATTCTTGATCTCCTTTTCTGATTGATTGTTTATCCCCGCTCTCTCTCGATAGCAGGCTTGTAAAATCTCAATCCATCGTTTGAGTTTGGATTGCGTTGTTGGATAACTGAGAACCATGCCGGCCAAGGCGCCGTATCTGTTGACTGCGAGAATACAGATTTCGGTAAACACTCTATCAACTGTCTGTGTTGACCATTCTTCAACTCGCTCTCCATACTCGGGATTCTTCGCAAGCCAATCCTGAAGCATGTTCCAACGGCCATCAGGCGTTAGGGCTTCCAGGTCAGGGAAGAGTGATGTGATGTCGAGGTTCATGATTTATTCTCCCCTCCCTTTTTAGATTGCAATATGGGAGTAATGAACTTTGAGAACATCTCCCCCACACTAAGCGTTGTCATCTCATGTGTGAGACTATCTATTTGGCTTTTCGACAATCGTGGCATATGAGACACAAATGGACTTGCCACACCAATACATGCTGAACTGGCTATAAATGGAATCACCCATTCAAGGGCGTAGCGCTCGGCGTAACACTGGCGACACACAGGGCGTCTCGCAATCGCCCATCCGTTTCGAGGGCGACGACCATGCCCACGAATGTTAAAGAATCGAGAACCCCGGTGATGGCCTGCATGATTGCGGTCACGGACAAATAGAACGCGTCTCTTATGGCACTTCGGGCAAGCATGAGGTTTCGCGCAAAATGGGACGGGGTTTTTCTCTTTTAAGATTTCTTTTTGACGATCGGTTAATTTCATTCCTCTTCGCCCTCCTGACTCTCTTTGATCAATCGCTGAAGCTCACTTGTCCATGAAGCCGCGTGAGGCAAAGACGCTATTTGCTCGCCGCCTGGAAGGGACTTCACGAATTCAATCACTTGCTCTGTCTCCATTGAGCCAAGCAAATCAATGTAGCCGTCGATTGAATATTCCGGGGCTTGTTCATTGATCGCATCGGCATAGTTGACCAACTGTTGAAACGCCACTTGAACGGGAACATTGCGTTGACAGTTCTCGATCAGTCTTGAGAGCGCGTGTTGCTCGGGCGTGACTCCTGATACTCCCTCGCCAGTTCGTTCTGTATGAACTGCATGCACTCCATCACTGAGTAAGGCATTGGGATTAGGTGAATGTTGTTCCGGCGTAGTTGCTGGCGCAGTTGTCGCCGCCTGCGTTTGCGCCTGCGTTGTTGGAGCTTGCCCATTATTATTGCCTCCGGGGAATAGACCGCCAAATAGGCCGTTGGGAAATAGCGCCTTAACGACTCCTTGAACCGTTGGCGCCAGCTGGCCCGTCGTTATTGAGTCTTTTAAGATGTCCGCCCACCAGGGCGCGTCGTCACTGCCGCCCTTGCCGCCGAAGATTGTTTTCGCAAGACCTCCGGCGATCTTCTCCATGACATCAGGATTCTTTGTGATTAGTTGTAATGCTGCTAGTTCGGGATCGGTTGTTTGCTGTTGATTCGCTTGCGATTGCTCAGGAGCGAATCCGTAAGCCTCGCGCATGAGCTTCGCCATTTCGAACTGTTCTTTCAAAGCCTCGCGCTGAGTTTTCATGATGTCCTTGATTGACATCGGGATTTGCTGCGCTTGGCCGTCGCCGTTGGTTGTTTGGACGATCACTTGCGGGGAAGTCGGATCATTCGGATTGACATGTTGGATGATTGGAGTTGTTTTTGGAGGCGCGGCTACTCGCTTATCGAAAGCGTCAACAATGGTTCCGTTCAACCTGAGCGTAATACGATACGTCCCCGGCCCCCATTGCTTCAGCAAATCCATATAGCCTTCGTCCAAAACATATTGCTCTTCGCAAAAGTTCTTGGCGCAAAACTCTCGATCCGCCCACATCCCGCTTTCGCCGGACTCGCTGTGCGTGTACCGCTCGATTGTGATCGTCAGCCTAGTCGCGGGCGACACGCCTTGCGCTCTGAGTTTTTTGCGAAGCTCTTCACGATAGCTCTGGCGCTTCTTCTTCGGCCTGTCTTCGGCGACAAGATCATCATCAATCTCGATCTCTTCATCTTCGTTAATTGGCTCTTCGATTGCGTGGGGCGCTTTAAACTCGATTGTGTGCTTGGCTTCAACGATCTTCGGGCGCCCTTGCTTTGCTTGATTGTCTTCAGGTGGCAGGATTTCAACTTCGGCTGTTTTCTTTCTCGGCATTCCCACTCCTTTCCGAGAGATAAAAAAATATTTTCAACAGATCATGGAGTGAAGTTTGAGTAAAACTCAGACATCACAACCGATAGACTCTCACTTAACAAACGTAAGCCGTATACGCCTTAAACCTAATATTTGTCAACCGTTTATGGCTTGACACCTAAGATTCTTTTGTGGTTTCTTGCGCCCGGTAGTAGTCGCGAGTCGCTTTGAGGCTTCGACTTTATGGCGGCAAACATGGGCGCATTTTCTGGGACTAGCGATTACTACCCGCTTAGACGCCTTGCGCCCGCCGCCTCCCTCTCTCACTCAATTGAATACAGACCGTTACCTGATGGTGATGGCGCCACTTTCATGACGCTCGATGCAATGCGGGATGCCGTGTTGGGGCGCATCGGTCCTGATTACAGCGGCTATCAAGACGAGTTCAATATCAGGGCGGCTTATCAAATCACTGCCGGCGCAAACAACCACGATGCCCGAAGTCAGATAGCCGCCCTGTTCAATTGGGTGATAGCCAACATCACCTACGAACCACATCCGATAAATCAACAGACATTGCAGGACGCAAGGCGAACGCTCGAATTAAAGAGAGGCGATTGCGTAAGCCTGTCGGTATTGCTCGCAACGCTGGCGATGTGTCTCGGCCTTCGACCTCGCTTCGTAGCTCAGTGGGTGGACGGCGAGAGCGCAAGCCATGTGTATTGCGAAGTCTTGATGCCCAGTAGCGAATGGTTGGCTCTTGATGCCGTCGCCAAAGACCAACCAATGGGCTGGCGGCAACAAACACTAGACGGGGGATTTGAGCTTCCCTGGGAGATTCTCTGATGGACGAACAAGTATTTGAGTATTTCGGCCTGCCTTACGTTGATTACATCGTCCCGGTTGAAGAAGGGTCGTCGAGACAGCCAACAGCAAGCGCGCCGTCTTACGAAACGCCCTGGTACGTAGACTCAATCAACCGGGCGATTGAGAGAGCCGCACAGGTCGCCACTGTAGAAGTAGCCGGCTATCCACCGTATCCACAGTTTCCAACGCCATCGCCCGCGCCGGTTCCCGTGCCTGCGCCAACGCCTGGAGCACAACCGCAACCGTCAAGCGGGATTCAGCTATCACAAACGACACTCATGCTGATTGTCGGCGGCTTCTTGTTATTCACGTTGGGCAAGAGAGGACGATAACTATGAAAGTGCGATTAGTAGGACTTCAAGAGCATTACGAACCCACATCCGAAGAGATAGCCGAAACGGAGCGTGGATTCCGAAGACGCCACCTAATGAACCCAAATCGAAACCCGACAGGAAGAGAAACGATATTGATTGCCGATCTCCGGTTTGTTGGTGAATGGGATTCAGGCGTTGATGTTCGACTCGATTGTTTGCCCGAAGGCGCAAAGATTGGTGATGAGTTCGAGCTTGAATTTAAGCCAATAAAGAAAGGCTGTTGAGTGTGTGGCGACTTACTTCGACAAACGAGAGGGAAGAGAAAAGACCGTCCCTGATTGCTCGAAACACGGCCTTGTTTGGAATGAAGCGTCACAACGCTGCGAACGCCCAATGTTTTCGGGGCTTCTCACACTTGGTTTTATCGGTCTTCTGATCTGGCTTTTTAGGAAATAGTCATGGGAGTAGAGCAAGGCGGATCATATCTTGACGAAGCCGGCGAATATGGCGGCGGATCTGACTTCACCTATGGCTACGGTGGCGGCGGTGATGAGTATGTCGTCAGTAATGGCGGCGCATACGACTTCACTGGCGATTACGGAAGCTTTGACGAATATGATTTTTTAGGCTTCGGTTTTGAAGCGGGGGCGGGCGATTCGGGCTATTCAGCGGGCGGGGGAAATCTCTTCGACGCTTACACCGATTTTTATACGGAAGCTGGTTTTGATCTTACAACGGCAATGGAATTGGCCGCACAGGAAGTTGCGGCGGGATCGACCAAAATCATTACGGACGAATACGGGCCATTGCCAGATATTTCAAATCAACCATTCTATGAATTGCCGTATGTTCCCGATCCGTTTCTGACGCCCTATACGCCGATCTTTCCCGAAGGTCCGGCGCCGTTGCCGCCAGTAATAACGCCGTTGATCCCGTTGACCGTTCAACCGCCTCCGCAAACTCCATTGCCGCAGACGCCAACAACGGGGCCACAACCGATTGCTCCAGGTCTGCCTCCGGCATGCCCAACAGGGCAGTATCACCCTTATCCGATAGGGCATCCCCAACAGAATGTCTGTATCCCATTTCCACCGGCGCAGGTTTCAAAATCTCCGGCGCCAATTCCGGCTGGGGCGACCGGGGGATCAACTTCAAAGTCTCCGACACAGCAACAGAAGCCGCCAGCGCAACAGACTTGCCCTACGGGCTACTGCAAACACCCAACGACGGGGCAATGCATCCCGATTCCATCGGGCTATGCGCGTCATCCACAAACACAGGTCTGCACACCGGCGCAACAACAACAGCAGAAATGCCCGACAGGTTATTACGGCCCCGTGAATGGTCAATGTCTACCCATTCCCAAATGCACAACTCCGGGGACTGTGTTTGATCAAGCAAGAGGTCTTTGCGTTCCGAAAGATCAAGCTATTTCGCCATTGCCTGAACCCGGTGGCCTCGATGATCTGTTTGGCGGTCTGAAAGAAATTCCGTGGTGGCTGTGGCTTGCAGCAGCGGGATTGCTCTTACTCAGTCGAGATAGTGACGGAAAGAAAACGACAGTCACGTATAGGAGGGCGCGCTGATGTCTTGCTGTGAGGGGTGTCAATCAAGTCTGAGCAGTTGTTGTGACAGTTACGGCCTTGCCGGTCTGTATGGATTGAATGGCCTGATGGGGGCTTTGCTCGCCGCGGGCTCGCAAGTTCGCGTGGGCTTTGCTTACGAAACAACCGCCACGCAGAGCCAGATCAATCAAGGCTTAGAGCGGCCTGTGTACATACAGGACATGCTTCGCAACAGTTTGCTAGAAGCGGGCATTTTCGATTCCGTCTCTGTGATCGTCTCGCCCCCTCCGGTTTCATTCCTGACTGACGGCTATATCTTGGTTCAAGGGATTACGCGAAGCCAGCAAAGCGATCCCAACAATATTGGCCAGATTGTTCAAAGCTTCATCGCCCAGGCTTTGCCGGCAATCGCTGTCACTCGCCGCGATCCTGTTGTGATCGACGCCGTTCCCGCATCGGCGCAAGGGCAATCGAATATCGCCCAACCCAATTGGCAACAGTACACGCCGCAGGCTCAACAGCAACAGGCGCAGGCCGGGGAATGTAACTGGGACACTCAGAGTTTTGGTGATTACGTGGCTTGTCAACTTGGAATCAGTTCACCAATCGGTGGCGTGGGAGTCGGAGCGGTCGGGGCATTGGTCGCCGTAGGAATCGGGACATTGATTCTTGTGGCGGTGTTGAAGCGATGAAACTGACCGATCAAGAGCAAGTGATCTTGAAAGCTATTGGGAACGGCGTGGCTGAAGTCTCTCGCGTGATCAAGGCCGTTGGTTATCCGAAAGCGACAGTAAAGAAAGTCTTGGTCAAGCTGAACGAAAAGGGAATTGTAAGTCTCCATCGTCACGACTGGCCTCAATCGCTGAAACCTGAGCAACGCAAGCTCATGGTCAAGATCGGGAGCAATTACTACAACGCAGTGAGCGTTATGAAAAGAAACCCTAAATCAAAAGGCAAAACAGCCCTGAAGAAAACAGGCCGAGCGCTAAAGGGCTTTACTCGCGGCGCTCTCAGCGCGGGAGCGCAAATTCTTGGAGCGGGAGCGGAGGCGCTGAATCCAGTGAGACGCAAGATCAGGAACAAATACATAGACCTCGTTATCAAAGGCCAGGCCAAGAAAACGCCGCAGGGCTGGCAGGTTGGAAAGAAAACTTTCGTGCAGGGGCGAGGGACGGTGAGCGTATCGAGTGGCTATTACCTCGATAAACACACAGGGTTGGTCTACGCGAAACGAGAGCGCAATAAATCTCGGAGAAAAAATGTCGAGATGGGTTTCTATGACGCTTCAGGTTTTCACCCGATCAGAGCAAGTAGTGATTACAGCGAAGGCCAAAGACCATCACGAAGCAAAAGAGCAAAAGCCACGAAGCGTAAAGCGACAGCCACCGCTTCACATAAAAGAAAAGTCTCTTCTCGAAAGGCCACGCGAAAAAGCCTTGCCAGTCGGTCTCTCAGACGAACGACTTCAACAGGAAAGAGGCTGAAAAGAAAACGCAATATCAGTGAAGGCTTCTACGATGCTTCAGGAACATTCCATCCCATTCGGTCGGCTACGGATTACAGCCCTAGCGCTGCGGGTGAAACTGGCCGTCAACCCCGTAGGACTCGTTCAAAGAAAAAAGTCTCGGCAAAACGAAAAGCTTCTTCGACGGCTCGCAGAAGATCAATGGTTGCGAGACGCAAGAAGACGACTTCACGACTTGCTAGCAGAGCGATCAAGAAAAGCTCAGGTTTATTGAAGGCCAAAAGGCGAGGGCGTAAGAGAAACAACCCCTCGGCTGAATCAATCAGAAAAACATTCGCTGGAAGAGTCGGAGGGGAAAGAGATGTCTTTCTCCCGAAGTCCGCGCCGTCTGGAAAGTTCGCCAAGCTCGGGCGTCTTGTCTCAATCACAACGGAAAAAGGGACTATCAAGCCCATTCACGGCTCTGCCGTTTTACTCGCCGACACAACCGGGAAACTTCATATCGGCTCACTCACCGGGGCGAATTTGATTGACGGTCCAGCGCGGAGCTTCGGCCAGGTCAAGAAAATCGAATACGACGAATCGAAGCCCCATCTCGGCTACGGCCCAACAATTTGGTTTCACCACATGGGCGAGGAATCAGGCCACAGGCCAACGCTTTATGCCGATGGCAAAGGCGGACTTGTGTTTCGAGGGGGCCGATACCGGCTGACAAGTCGGGGAATTGAGAACTAATTCAAGTTTGCGGTCGGATGTCTAGCTGCTTCGCCGCCGCGATTTTTGACCGTAAAGCAGCGCAGGAGAAGGAGGGCCACATGGCTCTTGTACGAAGAAGAATGGTTAACCCTACGCCTCCAATCTTGGCGTTGGTCAACCCGAAAACAAAGAGAGGTAAAAAAATGGCTGCAAGAAAAAGGAAACGTGGCCGTCGTCGAGCTTCGGCTCGCCGTAATCCGGTCAACCCGGTGAATCCAACACGGCGGCGAAGATCAACTAGACGGCGTGGGCGTCGTTCGGCGGTCTATGCCCGCCGACGCAATCCGGTCAATCCCGTGAATCCAAGTCGTCGCCGAAGGCGCTTCGGTCGACGCAGAGCCAGACGCAACCCGGTGACAGGAACATTGGGTCGTGCTGTGCCAATCGTGATTGGCTCCGCCCTGATTGGAGCGTCAACGCAATTCGTCGCGCCTGTCGTCGCCAGGTTCGCGCCACAGTTGGTTGCTACGCCTATTGGCATTGCCGCCACAACATTTGGTACGGGCTGGGCGCTGTCAATGGTCGCAAGGGCGTTCGCCTTTACTCGCAAGTGGGCTGATGACGTGATGTTGGCCGGAGCGGTTCTCGCGGGCGGTCAATTGTTCTCGGCTTATGTCGCTCCGATGGTTCCCGGTCTAAGAGGGAACGGGGGAAACGGATTGGGCCGGCGCTACTACCGCAACGGGCTGAACGGCATTGGTGTGATGACGCCTATCCCCACGGGGCCAATGTTGCCACCGGCGCCGGCTAATCAAAACGGAATGCAGGGCGTCGGCATGCGACCGGGAACTTGGGCGAACTAGCGCGCAAGCTCGAACAATAAATTTCAAGCAGGAGAAGGAGAATAAAAATGTACTACGGATATGACACTCCGCCGAACATTGGTTTTACGGCGTCGAATATGCCGGGCTTGCCGACTACACTAGATCAGGTCAATCCCGGTTACTACCAACAGATTGCGGCGTTTATCGCCAGCAAGCCACAGAGTCGATTGGCGTCATTCTCGGGGCTGGTTCTTTACGACACGTTGAGAATTGACGCGGGCGTGCTCCCCTCGCGGGATTTCACTTTCTTCACGAACCCGGTTAACTCCCAACAGGGCTTGTTTGTCGCCGGCACTCAGTACACCAAACAAGACATTGACGTGCATCAGTGGATCACGACCGGAGGCCAACTCTCGCAAGGTTACGAAGCTCTGGTTTGGTCAATTGGCGTTCAGTTTCACATTGTTGGCTCACTCGACAACACGGTTCAGACGACAGGCAATTTCATCAACCTGCCTCTCGATCCGGGGACGCACACAACCGCAGTCGCCACCGATGCGGTCTTGATGGGAAATCTGATGCGGGCGTTTCAAGAATCGCTCTTCTTTAGTTTCTTCATCAATCAGACCAATTTCGAACTTGGGCCAGGTTGGAGATTCCCAGCGGGTTGTTACGGCGCCGCAGGCTACGCCTCGGCCTACTCCGCCGCGACCGCTCCAGCGTTCGGCGTCGAAGACGGCTATCTCAACAATGGCTTTGGTTGGTCGTATCAGATGCCGGTCATGCGGCATCTACCGCCACTTACCAAGTTCGGCGTGAAAATGTCCGTTCAAAACCCGTTCACGACATTGCTCGCCGGGCCTGTTCGCGTGGTTGTCACGCTGGAAGGAATCGGAGTCCAGCCTGTGACTGGCTGATTCTTTGCTTCAATGGTGGGTATAGCTATATGGGGCGGGGCTTTCCGTCTCGCCCCATGATTTTTTCAGGAGACTGCATGAATCCCGTGAAAATAATTGGCCGTTATCAATTGCCCATTCTCAATGTCGTGGCGATCCGGAAGAGGCAGGGAATTAAAGCCATATTGACATTGCTGAAGTTTTCTTTAGTGGCGGTCATCTACAGAATCTTCGGCTACTCGCCGGACGAAACATGGAAAGCCAGATTTCCAGATGGCCCCGGATACAACGCGACGTTGATCAACGGCCATGTAATCCATTTGACCGAAGAAGAGAAAGCCCAACTAGACCAAGAGCGGGAACTGCATGAAACCGTCATGCAAGTTTACGGAATGGCGAAAGGCTTAGGGCTTCGGACTTAGCACGCAAAGCAGGAGAAACTTTTATGTGGTTCTTTACTCGCTATATTTACAAGATCCTCGATTACTATCGAACCCATCTTATTTTTTATGACACCATCCCGATAGGCTTTACAGGGACCGCAAGCGAGCGACCGGCGCCGTCGTTTACCAACGAAGTCAGTGAAGACGTATTGTATTTCGGTGGTCAAATGAGCTTTAGCAACGCGCTTGCCCTGGTTAGGATTCGGTCGATCTCCCCTCAGTATGAGTGGATGGTCAATGATGACGCCTTGCCGCAAGACACGCCAGCCAATGCCGTGTTTGGCGTGTTCTCGCAAGCTCTGCCAATCATCCCTTGGGTGTCGCCGTTTTTCGTCAAGAAGCAGGGAAGACTACAGCTACAGTGGACAAATTCAGCCACCGCTCCGACAACCGGAGGCTTTGTCACGCTGCATGGTCTGAGACTGACCAACCCAATTAGTGGAACAGGCTGGGATTACAACATAGGTCTGGTTTGAGTTTATGAACAACGCGACCCAAACATGTCGAATAGACACTGGGGATTTTGTTGGCTCGGCTTTACGCGGCCCGGAATGGACGCCCTACGCGCAAGCAATAGCAGATCATTACCCGATCCAAGTCCCGTGGTATCTGACAAAGCGCCAGGCGCAGACTCGGGCGGTCATCGCAATACAGCAACTTCCCGTCGTTCAAGTCACGCGACCGCAGTTGTATGACACGCTGATTCTGGGCGTGTCGGTAACGATTGAAGGAACGGGAACGAACGACAACGGGAATTTTATTTATCTTCAGATCACGGATCTTGAAACAGGCATTCCGTGGGTCGCCCCCAATACAATTGGCTATGCGCCTGTCTTGGCGTTCGGGGGACTCAGCGCGGATCCGACCACTGGGGCTTTTCAAGTAATGCCAGTGATGAAGCTCCCTGAAGCCTATTTCATGCCGAAGGGAACAAGGCTCAGGCTTGAATGGTTTCTTTTGCCACCACCCCTAGTCAGTCCGGTGAACACGACGGCGACCATTACTTTTATTGGTGTACAGTTGATCAATCATGCTCAAGGTTTTAAAGCTCCAAGAACAGTGGTTATGCCCAACGGCCATGAAATAGAAGTAGGCTCAAGACTGCCATGGTTCGGCTGCGTGCCATTCGGGAGAAGATCGACGGTCCCGGGATCGGCGCGAAACAACCCAACCATTACATTGCCGGACGGTGAGCAAGTCATACAGTTTTTACCGCCTGTTGATTGCCCAGTTGAGATACATGACGCCTACGCGAATTTTCTCAACCCTGACACGACTCCCTTATCGCCGCCAGATAAGGTTTATTTCAAAGTCAAATTGCAAGACATGATGTCGACCGGAGATTGGACGCCAGAGCCATCACCGGCGCCGGCGATCTTCGGTAATGAAAGTCAGGTCTTTCCGGCGCTCCCGTTCGCCAAACCACATTTACTCAAGCCCGAGCATCGCACGGCAATGGCCATGCTCAATGTCGTTTCTCCACCGTTCTCCGTGGATTTAAGCGTGGGTACGGTGACGCTGCGAGGCGTCAGACTTTGTGAGTATTGATTATGCTTCAACTCCAGCACATGCATAGAATCGTCCAGGCTTGCTATCCCTCATGGAGTGAGGAAGCGCAAGCCCTATGGAAGAAGCGCGACCATGAGCCTTCTGAAAGGGAAATGCGTGAAGAGTGGAATAAAGAAAGACAGGCATTATGGCATGACATCAAACCCGTGAAATTTGGGCAGTCGCAAACATGGCAGTCTATTGGCGGTGGGACGCCTCTTGCCACTTATCAAATCCCCGAAGACGCGGCGTATATGCTCATTCTTCGAACAGAGTGCTACGTCACAACGTTTGATGAAACCGCCGTGGGCTTTGGCCAATTCGCGCCGCCTCCGTCTGGGACCGCTTCTTGGCAATACACAGACCTTGGAGTAGGTAATACCGCCTATCGAATTACCCCAGAACTACCCATGCATATTCTTTGCGATAGCGAGGAAATGCTTTTTGCAAAAGGCGATCACCTTCTTGAATTGATTGCGAATACGGCGCCCCCTGATGCAGTTACGCGATTCATCAGAACACTGGTTTACGGCTATCTGATCGGCGCGAAAGTCGCGGGAAGGATTGGCGGCGGGGAGTCTGTTTATTTTGGAATCACTGATGAATAGATGCTTTCTTACGAGAGAAGAAGAAGACATTTCAGAGGCATGGGTGGCGGGGCGCAGGCCGGCGCCGTCACGTTCAGGTCTGATTCGTTCGTTAATTTCGCGGGCGGGCGCACAGACACGGTTATCAATGCCCCGGCCGGCGTGGCCGATGACGATTTTCTACTACTGATCTTTGAAGACGGCATAGGTGGCGGGGCGGCGCCTCCGGTCGCAACGCCCCCGGCCGGATTTAGCATTTTGCCGGGTTTTCCGCTCACGCGGGCTGATACAACGATCTTCACAGTCGACACTTACGCCTGGATAAAAATCGCCGCAGGAGAACCGGCCAACTACACAATCACTCATGCGAATGCTTCAACTAACGCATGGATGATGTCGGCTTTCGGAGCGGACCTTATAACACCCGTTGATCCAGGCGAAATTTCGACGGCAACGGGCCTAGGAGCAACGGCCACGGCGCCGGGAATCACAACAGCGATCAATAACAGTTTGATTGTTTACTTTTGCTCGAAGTGGAATTTCCCCGGCATCACCCCTCCAGGTGGCGTAACTCCGGTACTGACAACCAGGCTCGATGGTTCTGTGACGCTGCTTTTTACGTCTACCGGCAATCTAACGCCACAGGGCGCGACAGGAAACAAGATCGCAACGGGGTTGCCAAATACACCAACTGAGCCGTGGGCGACGGGGCTTATAGCAATTAGGCCATGATATGGCGCTTTCTTATGAACGAAGACATGCGGGCCTCTTGGGGCTTCACAAACGGCCAACTGGGGAGTTTAGTTTTGTGGGCTTAGTTCGCAACATAGAAGTCAATACGGCGGTAGTTGGCAATCAGGGCGCAGGCCTTGATCCGCTTCACAGTTTTTCCCTTCCCGCAAACAGTCTGCGAAGTGATGGAGATTATTTGCATGTTTGGTACGGCGGTGACTATGCGACGAATGCCAATCTTAAAAGAGTCGTCACTAGTTTTGGCGGAACGATATGGGAAGATACTGGCCTTCGGGATCTTGTTGTCAGTGTGGGTTGGGCGATTGCTGCGCGAATAGTCCGTCTTTCATCTACCTCAGTTTTATTGAGTCATTTTTTTGGCGCTAACGCGATGGGTGTAGATTCAGCGAATGTCAATATTCCTTTTGGTTCTGGTGGAGTGTTTACTGTTCGCAACGGGATTATTGCCGGGCTTCCTAATCTCAACTTGAACCCTATAACTATGCTAGTCAGCGGTGAGGGGACAGCGGATAACGACGTAATTCAGAATCTCTCGATCATCGAACTTGTTCAAAACTAAACAGGAGAAGCAATTATGTCTTGGTGGGAATCAATAGCTTTTGGGACTTTTGAAAGTTGGCTTACGCAAGTCGTAAAAAATCCTGATGGGTCAAAGGCTGTAAAACTTCGGCCAAGATTGATGGCCTTGCGTGATTTGCTCGACCGTGCTTTTAAAGCCTGGGGTTGGGAATGATAAATGACGACTGAAGAGATCAAACAATTAGTTGTCGCGAAAGCCAATCAGTACGGGATCGATCCGAACATCGCCCTTGCTCAAATGCAACGCGAATCAGGCTGGCGACAGGATGTGATCTTCGGGCCGTTCGTCGGCGGCGCGGGTGAGAGAGGGATTAGTCAATTCACCCCGGCGACATGGAAAGATTACGGCTCTGGGCCTCATACGAATGCCTACAATCCTGAACTCGCGCTCGACGCCTGGGGCAGATATATGATTGCCCTGATAGCCATGTTCAATGGCGATTACCTCAAAGCCCTTCAGGGCTACAATGGCGGTCCCGGAAACGTCCAGCGCGGGACGGTTTCAGCCGCGGCAAAGGCTTATGCCCAAGCGATCTATAATCAGGCTGGCTTTACTGAAAGTTCTGTTGTCAATCTTGATCAAGTGACTGTCTCCCCTGGAGACTTCCCGGTATGGCTTATAATAGGGGCCGCGGGCTTATTGCTCTGGTTTGCCTTTAGTGATTAAAACATTGCCCTATCAACTTTGACTCCCCCAAAGAGTCGCAACATGACCTCACACAACATGTATATCAACCCTGCTGTCGTAACGATGTTCATCGCTATGCTCATGGCTTTTATTGCGGTCGGTGGCGTCTTGTGGAAACTCGCCGGAACAATTGGTGACGTGAAACGAGACGTGGCTGTCATGACTGAAAGACTCGATGGCCATATCAAAGCCTGTGGGCCTCAGAAATCGCATTCTTGATTTACTTCCAACCCCATCTTTCATTCTCTCCTACCGGGCCGTGAAATTGGATGCTTCACGGCCTATTTTTTCGCCATATTTGACCTACATTGATTTTGCCCTTGTCAGGAGTAGGCCAACCTTCATGTCTTTCGACAATGGCGGGCCTGTGAAGCGATTGGCCTATTGTGGTGAGAAGTGGGAAAGAGAAAAGCCCCGACTCGCGCCAGGGCTTAAAAGTGATTTGGAAACAGAATCTATGCACCCAATGGCGGGGAGTATATCATGAAGAGCGGGCGCGGATTCTAGCCTCAATATATTCGGCAACTTCCTCACCCGAGCGCGATTCCGCAAACTCTCTTTCGATTTCCAGTTCTTCATGGGCGATCCCCGCACACGCTTCCCTTTCTTCCTCGATGGCGGCTTGGACAATCTTTACAATCATCTGTTTGCAAATCGCAATCTCCTCTTCAAGGGGGCGAAGTTGCTGACCTTTTCTGGCGAGATCTGCTTGCCGCTCGAAATTGAGACGAAAGTATTCATCGGCGTATTCCATTGGTGTCATCGGTTCATTTCCTCCAAAAGTTTCTGAATCGCTCGGCGTTGAGGGCCGTGTATTTGGCTGTCTGCCTGATGTCTCGATGGCCTAGATAGTCTTGAATATCTCGCGTCGTTCTTTCGTCATTGGCCAGCTTGTAGCCACAGGAATGGCGCAACATGTGGGGATGGACCTTGATCGTTAAGCCGGCTTTCTGGCCTATGACCTCGAAGAGATAATTGACGGCCTGTCTTGTGAAAGGTCCGCGCTCGCTCAGAAACAGATTGGGCGAGCCTGAAAACTTATGGACCGTTCTTTCTTTGAGCCATGCCCGAATCGCCCGAAGTTCGTCTCCCTCGATTGGGTGATGACCGTCTAGCCCCTTCTTAAGCCTTCGAACATCGAGCCGGGCCATGTCCAGGTGGACTTCGTTTATTCGAACGCTGATAAGTTCGCTTACCCTGAATCCATGACGATAGGCCATCATCGCCATACAGTAATCCCGGATTCCGTTCCGGGTCTTCTTCGAAGCCTTCAAAAAGATTTCGATCTCAGATTCGGTCAGATATTTTCGGGTTTCGCTCATACTCTTTACATTATTCATATTGGCCGCGCTTTGTCATCCCTTGATTCTATTGATCGAAAATCGCGCGATTTTCGATCAATCTTTACAAAAACAGGCTTATGTAAAGAGTCAAAATCTATTTTTGTTCGGACTCTTCTTGAGGCTGCAATTGATCGTTTACAAACTCGCCCGCAAACATCTGGCCAAAAACTTCGAGTGGGTTTTCTCCCGTCTCTTCTGTCAACCAAATCAAGGCACAAGTGATGCAATCATGTTCATCGGGTTCTTCGTAGTGATATGGCAGTGCTTTATGATAGTGATTGAGTGCATGACAAATGCCTGCCACGGCAAATTCCAATTCCCCGTAAAGTGAGAAGCGGTGTGAACGGCCTAAACGCGAAAACTCTGGCAGGAGTTCATGCAGTTTGCGACTTAAACTCGTAAGCTCGCTCAGGAGGATATGTAGTTTATGTCTATCTGCGTCACGCGCCAATATTTGCTCTCTGATTGTTTCGCTCATCTCTCCTGACAACGCCAACTTTTCATCCGCTGTTTTGATTGTCTTATTTTTCTTCATCTGTGAATCTCCCTTGTTTATCTTACGATTGATTGATACCGACTAAAGGCTTCAATGAATGACGCCGTGTTCGGCATGTAAAACCAAAAGTCAGCCCCGCCAATGTGATAGTAGCCAAGATAATCAACTCTCGCTTTTTTCACTCGCTGAAAGAATATGGCTTGTCTGATTGCCTTACCGGGCGCAAAAGCCGATGGGGCGGTATCGAGCGTGTTCTTAAATCCCATTCGTTTGGCTTCTTCAATCGAATCTACTTCAGCCAACGAATTCTCCGACCGGAACCAACCTTTAGTTGCAGAAAAAGTCCACATGCTTTTCATCTCATTCTATTCCTTTCAGAATTTGTGCATTGTTCTATTGCCCATTTCAAAGCCTTCAATTTAGTGAGATAGGCAAAACGTGTTGGGGCGTCCAAGGGAAGAAGATTGATACGACCGTATACCCATTCTTTTTCATTTATCAACGACGCTAAAAGCCTTCTCTGTTCTGCCGACAAATGAGGTGCCCTTTCATTCGCCAAACGCACGGCTCGGCGCCAGGATTTCTCATCATCGTCGGGATCGTCTAAGGGGCGAAGCGTTTCCGCATCGCTGCGAACACACGCCGCTAGTACGCCAACCTTTTGCATCGTATCGTCATGTTTCAACGGCTTTAATCCTCTTCCTTTGTGCATTATCTGCAGGGCGGCATCTTCACTCATAAGCCCACGAACTAACAAGACATGAGGAAGATTCAAGCCAGTGCTTTTTGTCACCACGCAGGCGGCAACAAGTTTGCGGTCAATCGTGTCGTTTTGTATATGGAATCTCGCTAGAAAGTGAGTCTCCGACGTGTCAGGTATGATCTCGGCAGTATCACGAAGCGCAGCGACCATCACCCTTCTCACGTCTTCAAATCTAGTTGCTTGAGGAAATAATTCCATCTCTTCCATCCGTCTAGCGCATGTGCGCGATATTGAAATGTAAGTTTGATCGGGATCAAAGAATTTTATTTTCGCCATCTCTCTTCACTCCCCTTTCTAAATATCTAACTCTTCTTCGAGTAGTTCATATTCGCTCGGCTCTATTTCGTCCAGATCAATATAGGCATCATTATTTTGATCCAGATTCCAAAAGAGGGCGCACATCTCTTCACGCCCGCATTGCTCTTGCTGGCATATTGCGCAGATATTCATGCTTCACTCCCCTTTCTCCGACCGGGCTTTCTCTTTTGTCTCTTCGTTCTTGATTGCCCTCCGGGCGTCAGTCAATCTTTTATAACTGCGTCCGGTGTCTCGACCGTCAAGAAACAGATGCCAGCGGCGATCAGCATCCATTCCCACTACTTCATATTTGCCGATTCGACCACCGTAATAACCAAGACTCTTTTTTTGCGGCTCTTCTTCCATCTTCTTCAATCTCCCCTCTGTTGTTTGTTTAAGACTCCGACCGGGCGCGGATTGCTTCCGCGCAAATCCGGTAAGCGCGCGCCAGCGTGGATCCTCTGGGAGCGTCTTCCGCCATCGCTTCGCATTCCGCAGCGCAGGCTTCGCGCTCTTCTTCGACAGCTTCAATAATGGCGCGCTCTATCGCCCCGTTCCACTCCTCAACCGTAGAGCCACGCCAACGAAGCATCATCACGGTCGTTACTATTGCGGCTCTCTGCTTCGGAGTCATCTCTCACCCTCCTTCCCTTCTGTTTGTTCTGTCGGAGCGGCGAGGGCGCGAATGTCTCGGCCAAGTTTCGCGGCGGTAACGGCACATGCAGACGTTCTAGACGCTGCCTCAAAATCCTTCTTCCCTGTGTATTCGTCAGATAGGCACAACACTCGGTCTGATTCTTTATCCGCAACCTTCGCGCAGTCTTCGATCTGATCGCGGAGGGCTTCTTCAATCGCTTTTAGACCATCTTTGATTCTGCTTGAGTGATGGAATTTCTCAAGCGCCATTCTCGCTCTCTCTTCAACGGTCATCGCTTCACCTCGCTTTTTCTTTCCATTACGATCATGAATCTTCCCAATCCATCAGGCACAATTGAATGAAGATGCCAACCAATTGCGGCGAGTTCGTTAACGTGACGATCAATACTGCGCTTCAAATAGGTTTCAACATCCGATCTAGCGCTAGGCTCAGCATGCCAGGAAATATGATATTCAAACTGTTGTTCTTTCATGCAATCTCTCCTTTCAACCATCGTTTGACTGTTTCTTGATTCGCTTTCTCTTCTTCCATCTCTCTCACGCACGTTGAGCAAAGAGGATCGAAACCTGACCATGCCTCAGCATGATTTCGCGCATATGGTCTCGTCATCTCTCCCCATATGATTCCGTTCAACTCTTTCGGCAACTGGCCGTGATAACGCCGGAAGATTCTGAAGGCCAGGCGCAATAAGATGTTTGCGTATCGTCGTTTCACTGTTCAATGCTCCTTTCCTCAAGAAATCGCTTACGCTCTTTCTCTCGCCTTCGCACAAGAATGATTCTCAGCCGTTTCAATTCTTTTAAGGTCTGTTCGGTCTTTTCGATAATGAAATCAAGTGTCCCAACAGGCTCATTCAAATTCAGAGCGAACGGAAGCGGAAGCTCTACGCGCTCTTTCTTCTCCCTGCGTCTTCGCTTCATGCCGCTTTCACCTCCTGTTGTTTGTTTTTCAGCATATGGTTTCCCTTCTCCTAAAACTTCCAACTGTCGTAATGCAAAATCTCCTGACCGGAGCAATAAGCATGTCGCGCGGTCTTCTCGCTCGATGCTTCTTCAACCTTGACCACCAATTCTCTTGTGCACACCGGACAATGCCCGAGGGCAATCAAAATCTCCGGCTTCAGTCTCTTGATCTGGTCTCCGAACTTGCGGGCGATCTCGGGAGGGCTGACAAACAGGTGGCCTCCCTCGATCTTGATTTGACCACCCTGACAGATTGTAGAGAGTAGTTTTTCGACTTCTGTTGCTATTCCCATGACAGCAATTTGGCCTCCGTTTCAGCATCCTTTCGATTGAGTTTCAATCCCCGCTCCAGGTAAATCAGAAATGCAGGAAGTGGGATATCGGAGGCGAAATCATTGCGGGCTTTTTCGAACCTTGCGAAGCATTCATGATTGTTGTGAACAGTAAACATCTCCATGATGGCCGCGGGGTCTGTCGTGCTTGGAATAAAGACCACAGTTCCCTTTTTAGCCTCTTCAATTTCTTTTTCACATGCGTCGCAGATCACTATCGGACGATAGATTCCAGGCTCAGATTTGATCTTGATTGGCATTCTAATGCTCCCTTCTTTTTAAACCATTTGGTGTATTTTTGACCAATTATTAGACCGACAGGCTACTTTTTCCCATTTTTGGGACGCCCCCGTAAATAGAGCGCCCCCTATAAGTTACAAGACCGACACCACCGACATTCCCTTATAGGGAGTGTCGGTCTGTCGGTCTTGTATTTTTCAGGGTGTGTCGAGGTCGAAATCTTCTGCAGGGGGCGAGGCGCTAACCGGGGGGCTTCCAGACCTATACACCCCTGTTTTTACCTTCACTATGCGGCCACTTTTGAGTAGTTCGGGCAGCCTTCTTTCAATGGTCCGTTTGGTAACGCCCATAATCAGTCCTGAGATTTCATCGGGGGTCATTCCTGCAGCGCTAGACTGATTAAGAACGTCAACAATCATATCCGCAACTTTCGGCGCCGGTGGTGGTGGTGGGGCTTCAGACGGCGAAAACCAGCGGGTATCTTCATCAAGAGTCATAACGACCTCATCAAACCCATACCCTTTGTTTTTAGCATTGACGATTTTAGTGGGGCCTCGCTTGTCCGGATCAAATGGAATCATTGCGATTTGATAACGCGAGGCATCCATCAGGGACGTAGCTCCGCGGCCACGGTACTGAGAGTCATGAACTTTGTTCTGATTTTTTCCCCTTCCTTCGTGGTGAACAAGAAGAGCGGCGACATCGCAATGCTTGGTAAGGCGCCTGATCGGAACAACTACGTTTTGCTGAACCTCGCCGTTGCTGTTCTCGTCTCTCAAATTGACGGCCTGGGCGATTGTATCAACGATAAGCAAATCTATCTTATGTTGCTTGATATAAGCCGCTAGATTTTGAAGGGATTTTTTGTCGTTCAATCGTAGGGGTTTATTATCAACTTCCGGCTCAATACCCCAATGTAGGTTGATATCAATAAGCGCCATTTCTTCATCCGTAAAGGCTTCGCCTAATATTTCAACTTGCTCTTGCCACCTCCAATTACTCCCCTCAAAATCCAAATAGAGAATCCGCCGTGGCGGCTGGCCTTCAGGAACGACAGGTAAAAACGGCCTACCGCATGCGAGGGAAACGCAGACATTGACGAGAAATGCGGACTTGCCTACAGAGCCAATCCCGATCACCAATCCCCAATCGCTTCTGAACAATCCTTGTAAGACCATTTCAGGTCTACCAAAAACTGTCGTTCTTAATTGACCTGTTGTGATCGCCCCGATCAGCGGATCCTTACCTGAAGCATTCGACGATAGGTCTGGCGGCTGTTGGGGATCGTCAGGATCAACAGCGCCGCTATCGCTCAAAATCAATTCCGGTTCATCTTCGATCTGAGTATCGATCTGTTGGGCCGGCTGATAACGGCTTACACTTCGAGCAATCTTCTTGACTTGTCTGTCAGTCAAAGGCGGATTGCATCGCTTTTGATTCGCTGTCAGTAAAGCCGCTTCGATCTCTTCTTGAGAAAAGCCCTGTCGCCTGAGCTTGCCCGCCATTGAAGTGAGAGCAACATCTCTTTGGCCGTCTGGAAAGAAATCCGCCATGTTTGATTTGTAGCTCAAGACTAAACCCGGGTCTTCCGGCTCAGGCTCGGGCTGAAGTTTGGCCAGTATCTCAGACGGAAAATCAAGAATGGAGTTTTGATTGGCGAATGTATAAATCTGACCTGAGTGGTGGATAGAAGGCGGGGCGACCACATAGCCACCCCATCCCCTGACATCAATTCCCTGTCCCAACTTCCCCACTGAATTTCTGATTTCCTGATCTGATCGAAACCACAGATGAAAACCATTGCCCGTTGTGACTTCGAGCGTGGCGGGCAAGCCCAGACCTTGTAAACCCTGCGATATGGCGCCCTTCTGTAAATCGAAATCAATCACGGTCAAGCCGTTACTTGGTTGCCCTGTACAGACGCCGATATTGGCTTTCGGATATTGCTTCCACCATGCTTTGACCTGGGTGGGATCATTGCTTGCGTCTTTCAGGCCGTGTTGGGTGAGAGGGTGTTTAGCGGGAGAACTACACATCTGACTCCCGCAAGAACATCTATTGCGAGTAATCCAGTGAAGCGGGATTATTGAAAATCCCGCTTCGACATAGATCAACGCCGCATCTTTAAGTTTGATGTTCCCGTTAAAAGGGAACCCATTGATTTGTTGCCATGTCTGCTTTTGCATTTGGGTCTAATCTCCCTGATGAGGTAGGGTTGCTTGATTGTGTTGCTTTCTCGCCCTTGGCTTTCTTCTTGTAGGTCCGGCGCTGATAGGCCGAATAATCTGGCGCCGGAGCGGGTGTTATTGGCTTGCCGGAGTCGTCAACATAAGGCTCGATGTCCGACACGTTGACAAACTTTCCGTTAGGAATCAGCGACAGCCAGCACGGAATGCCCTTCAGTTTGGCCAAATTGAAGCCCTTTAGCTCTTCATTGGTGAAGGGGCGATCTTCAACCTTGCCATTGACCATGCGACCTCTCCATCTTTCGAGCTTCAATCGAAGAATCGCCGCAGGCGCAAGTGAAGCCGTGAATTTATTGTCGATCAGGAATGGCCGGCCTTCGCTGTCCCTCGATCCGTCTTCGGGAAAGACCTGGAAAACGAGAAAGACCTTCGGGACATCTTTCTTGGTAGTAATCCCAGTTTGCTTGTCCGTGTATTCCTGTTCTTCTTCTCCGACCGGAACAATATCAATGCAGACGGCTGGATGCCGGTCGCATGGCGGCGTCTCCCAAAATTGTTCGTTGGAAATGATGATCTCATCATCGTTGTTGTACTCGAATGCCATGATTAAAAAGCCTCCTTCGATTGTTGTGATTGAGTGTTTAAAGTTCTGACGAAAATGGTTGCGACAGTTCGGCCTTCAGTTCGGCCATGTGAGATTCGAGCGGGATTGATCTGTCGCAAACATCGGCCTTGTGAAGAGTCCCTCCACTATATTGCTGAATAAGCGAAATCGCTTTTAGAACAAGCTCTGTGAGTATTGGTCCCATTGATGGAAGCAGCGACTTTTCGGCGCCTTCCCAAACCATATCTTGCGTAACTCCGAAGGCGACCATAGTTTGATTGTTCTCAATTGATTGGGCTTTCTCTTCGATTGTGATTATCAGTTTGGCCATGAATCCTCCTTTGTTATTTAAGCCGTTAAAAGTTTTATGACTGTCTGTTGAAGATTGGCGATGTCTTGAACTGATTGACTGACCGAGACTCCCCCTGTGGCCATTGCGAGCTTGCGCAAGAACTCGCGGCCATAGCCGGACTCCGGGCCGATGTAGATACAGCTAATCTTCGATTTGAATTGACCGGCGAGCTTTAAAGCCTTGTCTTCGTCGTCCGGTTCGCCATCTGAAATCAGAATCAATTTGATTGACGTGTTATCAGCCGGCTTGACGAATTTGAGAACGCCCGCAAGGTCTGTCCCGCCACAAGGAGATGTCGGAATTCCTCCGGCGCAAAAGTTTTGATAACTATTCCAACTGATCACGCCGACCTTTCCGGGCAGATCTCGTTGAAGCCTGATCAATTGCTCGCAGGCCAGATCGTAGCGAGAACGATTATTCTGACAATCGTTCATGGCCATTGAGCCGCTTGTGTCCACCATCACTAAGGCGTCAACAGATAAGAAAGTCTCGGCTACGCTTTTCTTTTCCCGCTGAGCCACGTCTTGAAGTGAGCCATAAACAAGTTGGGTGTCAGACATGGGCGCCCTCCTCTTCTGAAGTCTTCAGCCATGCGGCGATTTGTTGAATGGGCATGCCGTTCAGGTGTTTGTGTTCAATTGTGGTAGCAAGCTGGCGCGGAATTGTGAGCAGGCCAGATATGATACCAACCTCATCACACTCCCATTCAAAGCATCCCGCTTTTTCAAGCTCCGTTTCAGCCTTGTGAAAATCGCCGTTGTAGAAACCGATTACCGCGCAGCCGAGAGCGCAGGCCCAGCACAAAGGGGAACGCTCCAAGTAATATCCAGAATGCTCGACTACTCCCGGCGTGTTCTTTCCCTTCAGCATTGCGTCTGCTAGTTCGTGTCTGGTCATGATTTAGCCTCCATAAATAATTTCGGTTCGTGTTGATCTCTGAAAATTCGTTCTCGCATCCATGAATAACGGGCCAGACCTGTGCCATCTATCGAATCAACGCCAAGCGAATCGAAGTATTCAAAGCGGGCGGGCGTGTTGACTCGACCAGCATGAACCCATTTATCAAGAGCCTGTGCCGCCTTGATTACATCTTTGGCTTGATTGCTCAGTTTCCATTCGGTTGATCCGCCAATAAAGATTGCTGAAATGAAATCCCACGGAATAGGCAAATCCTCTTGACCGTCCTGAGCGACAAGAGCCAGCGGCCATTGACTGATTTGCTCATACCATCGGTCGAAAACTTCAAGCGTTCTACGGGCCGAAGCAACGACATCGGGAACGGCAACGAATCGGCAAAGATGGCGCCTAGGACGCTCGCGCTCCAACAGGCTCAAGAATCTTTTGCGGTTGAATCCGGCAAAGGCGCCGTTATCAATCGCAAAGCGAGCGAAAGGATGTTGGGGCCGAAAACCCGGAGCCGGCGTTAAGAGTTGTTCGACAGGGCAACCCAATTCTTGCTCCGCTTGGCTCAGGTCATGGCTTGTATCAAGCAATGCGATCATCGAATTAAACCCAAAGAATTTGAAAAGTGTCCGCTCCGGTCGGCCATTGGCTGACCATCGTTTTGCCTTCTCCGTTTGTGATGTCATCCCACTTGAGGATTTCTTGAACGACAAAGCGCATGAGCCTAACTGTCCCTCTGGCCGTGATCTGGCCACATCGAAGAGGAGCGCGATAGCCATAGCCTGTGTAGCGCGAAACCCTGATACTCATGTCTTGCTCATGGCTCTGCCTCTCGAAATACAACCCGGCGTCATAGCGTCTCTTCTGTTCGGGGTCGCTCAAGACCTTGTAGGCGCTATTGATTTTGACAAACATCTCTTGCGCGTCGGGTTCTTTGCACACGTCGGGATGCCATTGCAGAGATAGCCGCCTGTAGGCTTTCTTGATCTCTTCCGGTGTGGTCTTCTCCAAAACACACAGGACTTGATAAAGCGTCTGAAGACCTGACGGCGATTGATCAGCTTCCCTCCCCTCAAAGAAGTTTTTCAAGACCTCTTCAGGAAATTCAGAAGCCCATTGCCTATTGACTGAGCCGTAAGCCGATTTGATTTTGCCCCGGTCTTTCGTTGCGCCCAGGTATTCGAGTAAGAATGTTTTCTCTAAGACCTCGGGGGCTTGTGGCTTCTCAACGGGCAAATCCAATGGGTAGCCTGTATGAAGTCGGATGACGTTGATTGCCATCCCAATTTCATCGGGAGAGATAAGCCAGACTTTTTGAGTCTTGTGCCAAGTCCGCTCTGATTCGGGAATTGCATCTTTGAGCTTCTTCAGTAGGGCCGCGTCGTAACCGAACTTGATTGCATAATCACTGCCGGCGACAGAGATAGACACAGTGGGATGGGCTTTTGGCCTGTTCTCGATATTGTATTGCTCTCGCTTTTGAGCAATGAGTTTTGCGAAGTCAACCATATGCGTCCTCCTTGGTGATTCCAGCCTCTTTGACAAACACAGCAATGGCCTCATTGATATTCGGCGTAGAGACAACGATATGAACAGTTGATCGACTTTTCTTCGCTGAATAGACATTCCAATTTCCGCTGACGTGGCACATCCACAGATAGCCGACATGCCCAATGGTGATGCGAACGGTTGGGAACTTCAGCAAGTCAATTAGGTCGAATGGTTCAGACATCTTTGACCTCCTTCCCTCTCACCTTATCGATCTCGGTTTGAATCTCGCGTTTGAGTTCAACCATTTCAATCCAATAGGCGGAATTATCTGTAGTGAGTCCGTTTTGTTGCATGGCGTCACATCGGGCGTCTGCCTCTCTTTCGATAATCGGCAAAGCCCTTTCGAGAAGGGCCAGCATTGAAGGGGCGCGGGCGATTAGATGGGCATTGGCTTCGGCTACTCCTTCTCGCAATCCGCCAAACGTTTCAGCAATCCACGGCGCGGCGTTCGGTTGACCGCTAATTTGATAATTTTCGTCGGCAAACGCCCTAAGCGATTCGTCCGTGTCGGGATTCAATCTGATATGCCACGGCCCCGGTGTGTGATTAGCCATGTTGCCCCTCGCTTTCTCCGCGTACGTTGCGAATTGCGACAAGTGCCTGATCGACATCGGCCTGATACTTTTTGATTGCCTGCCAGTTCTGACCATCAGAGCTAAATTCATTGCGAATGATCTCTCTAAGCCGCTGGCAGGATTGGGCCAATTCGCCAACAGCGTCAGGCTGTGGCTTTATTTCCTTGCCCACTTGATTCAACAGTTCACGGATTGAGTTAAGAATCCAGCCATGTAGATAATCGCCATCAGCATGAAGCGTTGGCCATTCGGCAATTACCCGCTCTATCTCTTCGAGTTTGTTGTAAAGATCCGGCGCCAGGGCGATCAGGTTGACGTACTCTTGCTTCGGGATGGATTCAGCGACTAGATAGCCCCCGTAGTAGTCAACATCGTTGTGGCTACGCCCATCGGGAATGGTAAATTTAGCTCGGGCATCCGAAACCACAGTTCCGCCCTGTTTTCCCTTCGACCATTTTTCATTGAATCTAGCCATTGGTGGCGACCTCCTTTCCTTCGATTTTGGCAACTATTGCGCGCAATCTGTCCGCCGCCGTCCGAACCGCGCCGTCTTCAATGAGAACAAGCGCAACTATGCAGGCTTCCGCTAATTCAGGCGTAAGAGCAATCAAGCGAGCATTGGCTTCAGCTTTCGCGTACGCTCCAAAACAGCGAGCGATCAACGTGTCTGAGTTAACAGGACGTATAGAAACTGTTTGCGCGAGATGAACTGTCCACGGTCCTTTAGTAAATTTAGCCATTGATCACACTCCCTTCCACAACTTCGTTGTAAGTTTTGAGCCAGTGGGTGAAGGCTTTTAAAGCCTCTTCGACTTGTGGCAGGCTCAGGTCTTTGAGGGATTGAACGCCGCTGGGGAGACGGCCTTTCATGGTCTCGCTGTCAACGCCCTTCACGGCCAATTCTCCGCACACATTGAACAGTTCAAGCCTTCGCTCCAGATTGGCGATGAAGTATCGAGCTTCCCCTTCGTCAAGGTCTTTTCGAGAAGTCACGCCGGCCGGAAGCCATGACTTGATGATGTCATCGGTCATGCCCTTGGCTTTGTGATTGGTACAGAGCGTGATTATCTGCATGGCCAAAGCTCTGCCGCATTTCCATTGGTCGAGACCGCTGGCTCTGTGCTGAAGCGTCAGAGCTTCTTGCTCAGTCATTACGGCGTCATCTTCAGGAGAAGCTATTTGCTGCGCTCCGGGGATCGAGTCAATCTCGCTTTCATCAAGAAAGCCCAAGCCGCAGATTGAAAGAGTCACGCGGCGTTTGGCTTTGGTGATGGCTTTCATGATCGCGTTGGCTCTGGTGGGGCCAAGCTGGCCTTTGATGTAGACCACGCCATCGTCAATATCTTCGCGGCCATCAGAGGTTTTTGCGTAGGCCGTGACTATCCAACAATCGGCCTCTTCTCTCTGTTCTGTTTTCCAAATCGACACGCCGTTGAGTTTGCGCAATTGCTCCGTGCAGTCTTTGCGGGCATAGAGCGTCAATTTGCCATCCAGTACGATGTATTCAAACGGTCTGGTCAGAGGGTTGACCCCGAGTGATTGACATACGGCGTTGTAATAAGAAACTCTTTGCTCTGGCGTAAGCGCGGACAAGTCGCCCTGCGCTATTACTCGTTCCATGATTCTGTCCCTGTCTTCTGTCTTCTGAATTGCTGTTGATTGGCTCATATTTGAAATCTCCTTTCGGTTGGCTAGAATTAGTTATCAATATCGCTAAACACTCAGGGCTGTGGTGAGCAATCGCCGCAGCCTCTTTGTTTTCTCCCGAATCAAGTTCATCGTGACTCTGCGCCAGGTCTTTCGAGGAAGTAATCGCGTGACTCTCTCCCCTGTTAGATATTGCGTCCGGTAGTAATCACGAATGATTTTGTTCCCACCTAATGTCGCGTTTATGTGATGCTGGCGCTCAGCCAAGATTGTCGTTGGGGCGTTCGATCTATCGTAAATATTCATGGGTGTCTCCGGTGAGTTGAGATTGTTGATTGATTTATCCTGCCGTGACGGAGGATCACTCCGATTTGCTTTTCTTGATTACAGTGCTCAAGACCAAGTTGTAAGAACAACACGGCGGGATTCCTTCCCGATATAGATTCAAAGACCAATGCGCCCCATTTACTTCCCTCCCCGATGGGCGCGCGACCGGAGAGGGAGAGCTTTCAATGTCTCTCTGAGCGCAAGCGGCAAACTCGACCGAAGCGACGGCCCCAAGTCGGAAGGCTTTCAACTTCTTCGCGCTTCTCAATCGCCTGGGCCTTCTGAAGTTTGATCAAGAGCCTTTCGCGGCGCTTTTTATCTTTGCGATCACGGCGCATCCTGAATGTCTCCCAATTAGTCATGGCTTCTCTCTCCCATCGCGTAACCGATAAATGTCCCCACTGTGTTGATTGCGAAGTGCGCGACTACCCACCACACGGAAGGACTAGGCCACAGCGCTTGTATCAGCGTCGTGGTTATGAAAGAGACCGCGAGGATTGCCCCGTATTCTTTCAGTGATAGTTTCATGCCTTCTCCTTCCTGATCGTCAATTCTCCGGGCTTCAGGCCAAGAGCATGGCGCGCTCTGTTCTGCGCCCATTGGCGAAAGTCGATAGCTCGAATCTCTGCGATGGAGACATTGGCAATGTTTTCAAGTTCGCTGCGAAGTCTCATGACTTCCATTTCGAGCTTTACAATCTGATCGTTCTTTTCGTTGATCATGTCGTTTTTGATTTTGATTGCTTGTTCCCATCTCTCTTCAGTCATCATTGAGAAAACCTCCACAGAAGATAAATAACAATCGCCCAAAAAAGAGCGCTCGCGAGAGTGGCGACCGTGAATGCCCGCCAGATCTTTAGATTACTGTTCATCTCTCCCACCTCCGTTTCTCTTCATTGACGATTGATTGTGCGATTGCCTTTACCGATTGCCGTCTCTGTCTCGACATCAGATCAATCACTGTCGTTCTTTCGCGTTGATGGTCTTCTTCGGCTTCTCGGGCTTTTCGCTCCATCCAACGTTGAACGGCATGCATAGAGAACAAGACGCGAGAACCAAGCTTGATGCGCGGGATTGAATCCGTTCCGCATCTCCCCTTCTTCACGGTATGCAGATCAAGGCCGATCAATTCAGCGACTTCCTGAAAGTTCAGAAAGCGGTCAGGTGATTTAGAGGGCATGACGATCCTCCTGAGCTTGAATGGCGCTGAGTAATTGTTCGCCTATCCATTCGGTGTAGGCAGGCGGGATGGCTTCACCTAATTCCTCAAAGTTCATCCAATCAATGCCCATCGCGTCACGCGCTATTTTGATTGAGCATGACAGAGGTCTGCGTACTTGCTGACCTTTTGCTGTTGTTGCGTCTTGATAGGCTAAAAGAAACTCCGCACGCCTTCGACGCACAGATACATCGAATGGCCGATGCTGGCATGGATACGGGGCGAACAATCTCAAGTTTGATTCAAACAAACGATGGCGCTGGACTCGCAAGCCAAGCGCGGTACCGCAAATCATGGTCGGGTAAGACAGTTGATCAGCGGCGCCGATGACGTTTTCCAACACCCACAGAAGATTGAGTGGTTGAAGTAAGGCGCGCGTAGGGCCAATCAATCGGGGGTAGCGATCGGGTTCTAGCCGTTTCTTGCCCCCATAATTCCGACCATTGCTGTCTGCTTGACATGGCGGGCTTGCGTGAGCGGCCTGAAACTCTTCAATCTCTCCCGAATCAATCAATGCTGACAGGTATTCGAGAGCATCGGCCTGGATAAACTCTTCTCCGCAATATCGCGGCTGTCGTTTGTGATCAACGCCACGAACATAAAAGCCTGCGCGCTGATAGCCTTTTGTACAGCCTCCGGCGCCGCAGAACAGATCAAGCAATCTACGTTTAGACGGCATCGCTATTGCTCCTTTCTTGTCACAATTTGATAGAGCCGGAGGGCATGCTTTTGACAATTGATCTAAATACCATCGAATAAATCTCCGCATAGACACGTCTCCGCACGCGCTTCTAAGTCGCTGAGTGGGGGAGCGGCTTTGTAGCGCGTGATTACTGACTAGCTGATTTCGGCTTTGGTCTTGCGATTGACCTTATGGCCGTTGCGGGATTTGGAAACTGAGCGTTTGGGAGGTGACGGGGGGGCATGTGCGTGATAGCGTTCCGCGAAAATGTCGACAATCATTTGATTGCGATTTCTGCGCTTATTGAAAGCTTCAGCCTCCAATGAATCACACAGGTCCGCAGGTATGCGAATTGAAAAAGTTTTGTATTCCATAGCGAGAAAGAGACTATGTTGAATTATGTGATATGTCAACATAAAAAAACATATGTCCATATTTTCTCTGAAATGATAATAGATGACATTATCCAGTCTTTTTTGATATTGAGTTTTAGGCAACTTCCCAGAAAAAATGTTGGCCGGGCGTCGTGGGAAAACGCGGGTATTGAAGAATTAAACTAAGAAGGAGTGTATCCAATGACCGTCCTGCCTTTTCTAAGGAGAGACATCCCTGTGCAAACTCAAGAACGCAACGAAGACCCAAAAACCAGATCGATCATTCTCCCTACATTCCTTTGGGAAATAATCGATAAGGACGCCAAGCGGTGTAAGCGATCCATGACAAAACACGTCGAAGCAATTCTCTCCCTCTACTATGGCGTTGAATCAAGTGTGAACATCGACGAAGAAACATTAACCTCTGCCGCAAGCGCGGCTTCCCATAAACCAAAAATCAAAAAAACAGCTTAATGCCCCGCACTTAATAGGAGTCTCCCATGAAAATCTCAGCATTGCTTTTATGCCTGTGTTTATTGTCCTTTCCCGCGATTGGGCAAGAACTCGCTAGTGAATCCGTCCTGCTCAACGGGACATACCATGTGCAAGAACGAAGCTATCAGGTCTTTGAATTTGCTTTCGATAGAGAGCAAGGCGTGGGTCAAATAGGCGGTAGAATCAGCGTTCAAGGGCCAAACAACTTCGATATTCAATTATGGATCGTGGATTACGAGAACTTAGAAAATTTCATCAATAGGCAGGCATTTAACGCCTATCTCAATACAGGTCGAGTCAGGTTGAAGACCTTTGATGTCGCCCTCAATCCGGGGCGTTACTACCTGATCTTTGATAATAGATTCTCGGCAATCAACAGCAAGAACGTCCATGCTGGAGTGGCCATACGGCAGTTCAAGCGTAGACATCGAGAAAGGCCATAGATAGAATAGCGCCCATCGCGGGCCGGTGAGGCTGAAACCCTCGCCCGACCTAAAACCTGAATACGGCAGGTACGCAATGGGCAATTGCTTTTTAAGCCATCGACTTAGACTTAGCAACCCCCTTTCTTGCCTGCCTCAAACAAAGTGAGGCGACAATGAACAACACTCAAGAAGCGTTCAAATACAATCAGGCTCGAAAGAACGTGATCATCGGCGGCATGGTGATTTTGCTGGCGATCACCGCTCTTTCCTGCGTGTCTAGTTTCATGATTTATCGAGACGGCTTCGCGGATTTCCCGGAGGCGTTTCAGACAGTATTGGCTCTCTTCGCGGTAATAGTGGTCGAGGGAGCTTTTCTCTGGCTCGTCTATGGCTTCACGCGCGCCTTCTCTTCCGCGACAGAACGGTTGATTTGTCTTGCCGGCATGGCCTTTCTGGTTATCGTGATGCTGATAAATCTCATCACACATTTCATGATGGTCAAGAATATTCCCCTCTCTGAATTTCAAGAAGGCTGGATAGCCTGGGGCGCTGTGAGCGTGTTCATCACGGTCCTGTTGATTGTCTTGTTTATCACTCTGGCCGATCCGGTGATTCGTCTTGTCAGGTTGGAGCTTCGATATAAGGGCAAACAGGAAGAGAAAATCTTGGAAGCCAAGACAGCGGCTCTTGATAATCAAAAACTCCAAGCGGCAATGGAAGAGCGAGCGGACTTTGAAGCCGATGTTTTGGCCACTCGCATTCTCGATCAAGGCCGAATCGCTGCGGCTCCAGCCTATGGTCAGGCCACAAGACAAATGCCCCGCAGGGTTGGCTATCAAGTCGAAGACGACCGCTTGGACTGACGACCGGGGGCGTCGAAATGAAGGCGCGCGACGGCCCCGTGATAGAAGCGCCGAGACTCGTCACGGTCGAGCCTGAAACACATACCGTGGTGACTCGTCACCAAACGCCTGTAAAGCGTTCGGAATTAATGACTAAACGGACGCGCAAGCCGAGTCAGAAAACAGCGAAAAAACCACCGTCCACGCCTGGCTATTTCTTCAGACGGCATGGCGCCGGTTGGGACTTGCGCCGCGACTACTACGTGACGAGTCACGACGGTGTGAAGAAGCGCAAGCAACCCTACGTCGCACACATGAGCGGTGAGGCGTTTCGACAAATGAAAGAGCGGCACAAAGGGGCTTCTCTAAAAAAAGCAATCGCGCAATGGATTGCTGATCATGACAAGTGAGCGACAAGAGCGACAAACCAGTAAAGACGGAAGCGACAAGGCCGGGGGATGACCTCGGCTTTGTCGTTGAAACTCCATGAAAATCAAAAGGCAATATCGGAAAGACCTTCAGGCATGGCGATGGGGGTTTGATATAACTATTTCCGGGCAAAGAATCAGGCGATATGAATGGCGAAAAAAGAAAGACGCCGTGGATGCCGTGGCGGCATTGTTTGAACGCAACCGGGCAGAGCGTTACGGCATGGCCTCGCCCGAACCGGCAATCACGCTGAAAGACCTCGAAGCCAAATTGACTAAAGACAAGTCGCTTACTCAACGCAAACCCATGCTTAGAGTGTTTAATGAATTTCTCGAAGCCGTTGAACATGAAACGGTCTTGAATAAACTCACTCGCGCTGACTGGAAAAAGTTTCTTGATCACATCGCAGACCGCAAGCTTCAACCCGGAACAATCAATCAATATCTGTCGAGAGTATCGAGCGCGCTTCACAGAGCCGGGGATTATTTCCCGGAGCTTGGCGAATGGCGCCCCCCAACCGCGCCGTGGCTTCCCGATCCTCCGGGCCGTGAAAGATTGCTCTCAAATCAAGAAGTCTCGAAGCTCTTGGCGGCGCTCCGGGCCGACAGACAAAAGGGAGAGAAAATGGCTTCTATGGATCATAGACATGAAATCTTTGATCTCTTCAGGCTCATGCTTTTGACGGCCGCAAGGGAAGGGGAGATTTTGAATCTCACACAAAGCCAGGTCAGTTGGGATTGGAAGACGGTCAGAATCGAAACCAAGAAAGGCGGCGGATCTGTTCGCGTTGTCCCACTGTCTGAAATGGCTCTTGAGATGTTGAAATCACGCCAGGTTCATGCCCCAAGATTTTTCAAACAAATTCCAAAGAACGGGTTCTATCGAGCGCTACAGAAGGCCGGGGAGATGGCCAAGGTTGAATATGGCGAACGAATCAAAGACGGCTGGATTCTTTATGACGTTAGACACTTGGCCAGTACGGTCATGGAGTCTTCAGGCATCCCATACTCAGCCGTCTCGGCAATACTCGGCCACAAGCGCCGTGATCAGACAGCCACGTATACCCATGTCCGGTTGGAGACAATGAGACAGGGGGTCGAGATTCTTGAAAAGCATTGTCGAGAAATTGACGGCTTTTTCTTCGCGACAGGCCATGAAATGCCTCCCACCGCCTCTGTGCGCCAGCAAGCATGACGCCGCAAGGTTTTGTATTTACAGAGTTTGCTAAAAATCGGTGATCGGGTGGCCAAGAATAGAAGTTCTGTGACAGAGCGTCATAAAAAGCTCTGAAGTATATTTCTTTACTTAGATTTACAGATAATGGCAGAAATCCCAATGTCCAGATTTTGCCTAGAATTGCCCGTGGTTGAATCGAAAACCATCAGGCTACCCTACGGTATGGCTTGGGTTGATTTCGTGGCTCAGGCGTTAAGCAGGCTTTAAAACGGCAGGCTATAGGAGAGAGCGGGAGAAGAAAAAAGCCGGATTTACTCCGGCTTTTGTTGCTTGAGCCTCTTTCGGCTCTCTCTCTTGGCGAGAGCCGCCTTGCTCGGTTTCTTGAGTGGTGGTCTGCCCCCGCACTCTCTCCCGATCCTCCGAGCATGCTCTTGCCTCTCGTATAAGAGATTGGCCCCCTTGACTAGAAATTCGGCAACCCTGAACGCCTCTGATGGCTCGATCAGTAAACTAATATCACAGACGGTGATGTTGTCGGCGTCTTCGATCCAGATGCCGGAGAGTCCCTGTTTTGCTGTGAATGGTGGTTTTATCATAGCTTGATTCACCCCCACGTGTGTGGGGACGTTGGGGAATAGTTAATTATTCCCCATGCAGCGTTCATCTAGGATATCCGAATCAATAGGGACGCCGCGACGTTTGCCGAATAGCGCATTTAGCGCGGCCTGGGTGCGCCACGATGTTTTCAGGGTGATCGGCTCAAAGCCGCCGAACGCAATCCACCATTGAGCGAATCTGCCCATGCTGTTTATCTGAGTGATTCGCGCCTGTTGTGGCGCGTCGTTTGGCGCGCTCAGATTTAGCCCGCATGGCAAGCCGAGGTCGGCGATTTCTTTGCGGCTCATCTCCCACTTTTGAGCGTAACAGCAGTGAGCGCAGCGATTGCCCTGCTCGTACATCTCCACTATCGGCGAGAAGGAGCACAAGCCGCTGTACGAATCGCCATAACAGCGGAGCGTATTCGCCAACTGCTTTTCCTCTTCCTGAGTCAAAGGCGCTTTGCGCGGCCTACCGAGCGAGTCAAATAATCGAAATCGGCGTTCGTAGGACAGCACGGAGCGCAGAGGTATCTCTGAAAATTTATCGATGCGCACGGTTGCGCCCTGGATAGTTTGATACCTCTCGTTCCGCAGAGCGCGGGCCAGCCATTGCCCGCGCTCGTCTAACTCCATGAGGGTTGCAGTGAGTGTCACCATGCTAAATCTCCTTCTCGCCGCGCTCGTAGGCCGTAACGACATCGGCGGACGGAACGCGAGGCAGATAGCGACCGTTTTTGTAGATCATTTGTCGGTACTCTGTCCGACGAGAGACGAACGAGCCATTACGCTGAACTGATTGCTCGAACAACACGATATCACCGCGTTTGGCGGCTGCTTGCTCGGCTTTTGTGGCTCCGCTGACCCATTTGAAGGGGTCAGAGCCGAAGCCGTGTTGAGTCGCGGTATCGCTGTAGAGTATTTTTTGTTTGGACATAATCAATCTGGTCTCCTTCAGGTTCAGATTGTTTGTGTTCTGGGCCGAGGCGGCGCGAACTGTCTCGGCCTCGATTGTTTGATTTTGCCCCACGCGGGGCAACGCCTTGCGGCATCAATGGGGCCAGGCTTGCCTGAGCGTGGAAAACGGTGGTTTAGTCTTTGTCAGCCTCGTCGTCTCCAAAACAGTCGCGAATAATCTGTCGTTTTTCCTCGGAACTCATTTCGTCAAATTGCTCTTCGGTAATTGTTCCATTCGGGTCAACGTATTCTTGCCACAGGCGAAAGTCGCTGCATATGTCTGCGTTAGTTGGTGATTGCACTTCTGTTCCTCCGTTGTTCGTTGTTGAATAGGGCGCCCGCCCGTGGAATGCGCCATTGCAGCGCAGGCACGAAGCCCAGGAGCCACGGGCGGACGTATACGGTAACTATTCGACCTGTTTCATCAGGTCGTTGCAAGTGGCGGCGACGTAGCGCCATCCCGATTTCCTTTGCTTCGACCTTGGCCGACTCAACGGCGGCGACGGGATTGTCAGCGCGTCCGCTAGCCGTGTTGCGGCCATGCTCTTCGTCTCTCCCTTAGGCGCTGCCCCACGTTTCAATCAGTTCACAGCGCCAGAGGCGCTCACCGCCCCGAATTATTCCACCTCGCACACAGCGAATTCAAAATCGTCCAAGGTGTGCGTGGTTTTCCCTTTATCGGCGGGATTGCCCAACCGATATTTGAGCCGAGCAATCAACAGAGTGTCCCCCGGCTCTACAGTAGTCTGGGCGCGAGAGATTGGTATCTTCACGCCGGACAACTCTTCAAGAATCCGAGCCGTTTCAGGGTAGCCGATATACGACTCGAACGGCC